AGCGCATCGCCCGGCAGTTTCAGGGCCTGGGCCCAGGCGCGCGTGCTGTCCAGCACGCCCATGGCGCCGGCCGTGAGGGCGGCAGAGGTTTCGTCGCCCAGGGCGCTGAAGTTGGTGCCGCTGCGGTTGCTGCGGAACCAGCCGCCTTTCTGGAACCAGTCCGCGAAGGATTGGCCGGTGGCCGCGCCACCGCTGAGCGAGCCCTGGATGCCGCTGTCGCGCATTTCCGGGGCTTTGCGGCCGAAGGCGCGGTTTACCAGGCCGCCCACCAGGCCGGCGATGGGGCCGATGCCGGGGATGGCGCTGGCGATGCCGGCGATGGTGTTGACGGCGCCGCCGGCGCTGTAGCCGCCGGACAGGCCCTTGCTCAAGCCGTAGCCCAGGAAGCCATTGCCCAGCATGCCCAGGCCGGAGCCGAGCATGCTGCCCATGCCCGTGGGGCCGGCCACCAGGTTGCCGCCGATGTTCTGCACCGTGGAAAGGCCCAGCGCCTGGCCCACGGTGCTGTTCATGATCTGCATGGCCAGCGTGTTGACGACGCTGCCGTTCAGCAAGGTGGAAGCCGCGCCCAGCAGCCCACCGATGCCACCCACGCCGGCCATGCCCCCCGCACCGGCCGCGCCCGTGCCCGCAGAGGCGGCGCCAGAGAACCCCATGGCACCGGCAAAGGCCCCGGCGATCGGGTTGACGATGGCCTGAATGACGGGGCGCAGCACCATGCTGCGGAACAAGCCCTTGATGTACTCCCAGGCCGACTTGCCGCCCTGCATCAGGGCGTCGGAGAGGGATTGGCCGATCTGGTCGGTGGTGCGGCGCCACTCGTCTTCGATCTTTCGGGTTTGCTCGATGCTGTCGCGCACGGTTTCCCGGTTGACGATGGCCTCGCGCACGCTCTTGGCGTATTCGTCGTATTCGTAGGTGCCGGCCTTGACGCCGCGGGCCTCAGCCGCCAGCAGGGCGATGGTGACTTCGCGCTCCACGTTGCTCATCTGCAGCATGAGGGTTTCGCGGTCGATGGCCTCGATGAGGCCCTGCGAGGTCTTCAGGCGCTGGGTGTCGATGATTTCCTGCGCGTCCTGGTCTTTCAGGGCGCTGCGGCGGGCCATGATTTCGCGGTCTGCGGCTTCCACGGTGGCCGTGGCCAGGGCCTGGCGCACGCTGATGCGCTCACGAATGGCGGCGGCCTGGGCCTTGAGGGAGTCGTACTCTTTGGCGTCCAGGTTGCGGTCCATCGCGCGGATGGCCTGGGTTTCCAGCAGCACGGCCTGCTCTTCTTCGCGGGCGCTGATGATGTCTTGGAAGGCCTGCTTGCCCAGCACCATCTGTGCCACCTGCTCGGCCAGGGTCTGGTTTTCCTTGACTAGCTTTTCCGCGCTGGCGCTCAGGGTTTCCAGGTACTTCTCACGCACCTTGACGGCTTCGCCCGTGGCCTTGGCTTCGTCGCTCAGGCCTTCGCTGCCACCCTTGCCGGCGTATGAGGCGCGAATGGCGGCAATGCGGCGCTCCACCTCGGCCTGGGCGATCTTGCCTTCCAGGCCCAGGCGCTGGGCCTCAGTGATCTCCTTCTGCATCTTCTGCTGGTCACTGAGGTACTGGCTGCCCTTCTTGTCCCACTCGGCGCGGGCCTTCACCATGGCGGCGCGCTCAGCGTCCAGCGTGATGCCGCGGGCTTGCAGGCGCACCTGCTCTTGCAGCAAGGCTTCTTGCAGGCGCAGGGCGTCGATGGCGGGCTGATAGGCGCCCCGGTTGTCGCTGCGAGCTGAGGCCTGCGCAGACGTGCGCGCGGCGAGCTGGTCGCGCACGGTCTTAAGCTGCTTTTCGACGCTGTCTTCACGGCCCAGGCCCAGCATGGCATCCCAGGCTTTCTTGGCGTTGTCCGCCACAAAGCGCCAGCCCTTCTCAACGTAGCCGAGTTGCTCTTCCAGCGTTTTCGCGCTCGCCTTTGTCTTGGCCAGCGCGGCTTCCGTGGCCACGGCGCCTGCCTCGGCGGTGCGTCCCTGGGCCTCCAGGGCCTTCACTTGCTCGTAGACGCTCAGCGTGAGGAAGCGCGTGCTCTCGTTGAGCTTGATGGATGCAGTCAGCGGATCTTTGGCCAGGGCGGCGAACTGCTTGGCGGTTTCCTCAGCAGCAGGCCCGCCCGCGCGCTCCAACTCAATGGCGGCTTGGGCCACGCGCTCCAATGAACTGGCGGCGATGTCGCCACTGGCAGCCATGGCAGCCAGGACTTCAGCGGCCCGGCCCTGAGTGCCGGCCACGGCACTGATGCGCGCAGCCATCTGGTCCAGCGCGCCAGCCGTGGTGCCCGCAGCGTTGCCGCTGAGCGTGAGGGCCTTGACATAGGCGTCCATCTCACGCGAGCCCATGAACGCGGCCAGGCTCACCGTGCCAATGGCAGCGGCGGCCACCGTCAGCGGGTTGATGAGCGTGCGCAGGTAGCCGGTGACGCCCTGGATGGCCTGGCCGATGCCGCCGTAGGAATCCTTGATCTGGCCGCCCTGCTGGATGAAGACCATCCACGCCGGCATGCCGCTGGCCAGGCTGGTGACCACATCGGTCATCTGCATGGCAAGCTGGCGGTTGGCCTGGCGCAGCAGGTTGGCTTCCACGCGGGCGTCGCGGGTTTGCTGGGTGTACTGCGCCATGGCCTGGCTGACGCTGCCAATGCCGGCCGTGCTGCCCCCAAGCTGCTGGAAAGCATCGGCCACGCGCACGGTCTGCGCGTCCACCGCGCCCATGGCCTGCTCGACCTTGACAAGCTGCGCCTGGATGGCCTCAGCGCCCGTGACGCCCAGCTTGAAACCAATGTCGCTGCCGCTCATGCGCGCACCGCCCTACCGGGCGCTCCTGTCACTGGCCTTGCGCTGGCGGCGCCATTCCGCAAGGGTTTCGTCCTCAAGGATCTGCAGCTCGGCCAGCACTTCGGGCACCCGGGGGCGCTGCACCAGGCGGCGCATGCGGATGAGGCTCTCGATGCCGGCGTAGTCCAGGCCCGTGGGGCCGTCGAAGCCCACGCGCCACTGCGTGCGGCACGCGGCGAAGACGCCCAGCACTTCTTCGTGCTCGGGCCAGAGGAAAAACAGCGGCTGCCGGCGCGTTGACGCTTGATCCACGGCCACAAGGCCGAAGGCGGCCAGCGCCGCGGCGGTTTCGTCGTCAGCGTTGGCGGGGTCTTCGTCATCGGATTCGGGCGGCGCGTCGTCATCTTTTCCTCGGACCAGCTCACCACGGGCAAGCAGGCGCGCCGCCTCCCTCAGTTTTTTTCCTTGCCCTTGACGCCGCAGGCCTCGATGTAGGCTCGGAAGATCAGCCCGGACATGCCCACGATGTTGAGCAGCGAGGCCAAGGCCGTGGGGGTGAAGGGCAGATCGTTGCCGGCGTCGTCTTGCACGGTGTACCAGTCCTTCACCACGCCGGTGAGGAACTCGGGCACGGTGCGCTCTTCGCTTTCCAACTCGGCCTTGAGTTCGTCAGCCGGCAGGCGCTTGCAGACGAGCGTGAAGCTGAAGGGCTGCCCGCCCCGCCCGTTTGCATCGGGCAGGCGGCCGGCCACGGGCACGGTGATGGTGTCGGAGATGACCAGGCGGAATGCCATGTGCGCGCCCCCGGTTTACAGGCACACGAGCCGCAGCTCGTCATTGCCCGCGCTGGTGGGAGTGAAGCGCAGGCTCTGGCCGATGTGCACGTCGCCTTCGTACTCTTGATCGGTGGGGTCAATCCGCTGCACTTGGGGCGCGTGCAGGACGATGCCCACGCCGGCACCGGTGCTGTGCGTGAAGCCCAGCGTGGTGTTGGTGTTGCTGTTGATGTCGGTGAGGAAGGACACCTCTTGCGCGGGCGTGAGGTCCAGCTGCATGCTGCCCTGGACGTTGCGGTCACTGATCTGCACGGCCTGGCCGCCCAGCAGGGCCTTGCGGCTGACGGTGTTCTGCAGGTTGATGCTGAGGCCCCGGCTGGGGTAGGTGGTGCCGCCCGTCAGCACGCCTGCGGCGTAGGTGGCGCCGAGGTTGATGTCCCCGGTGTTCACGTCCGACACCACCTGGGGCGCGCGGAAGGCGGTGAGCGTGACCGTGGGGTCTGCCGTGGCGGTGCGGCCACCGTCCAGGCCCACCATGGAAAAGCGCAGCATGGGCGCGGCGCCTTCGTTGAGCATGATTTCCACGTTGCCCATGCAGCCCAGGGCCACGCGGCGCACGCCGTCCAGGTGGTAGTAGATGGTGACGCTGGAGAAGCTGGCCGAGACGGGCGTGTATTCCACGCGGGCCGGCACGGTCAACAAGGCTTCAGCCATGCCGCAGGCGCGCAGCACAGGGCCCCAGGCGGGGGCGGTGCCGGCGGTGCCGCTGTTGGCCAGCTCGATCTCGAAGTTGATTTCGACGAAGCGCGTGCCGGCAAGCTGGCCGCTGCCGCCGAAGTACGGGCGGATGAAGTTGCGCTCGACGTTGTTGTACGCCAAATTGAAGCTGGCGTTGGACACCAGCATGGCGTTGGCCGCGCCAGTGGGCACGCTGTCAACACCGTAGGTGACTTCGGTTTTGACCAGGATGGCGGTTTTGCGAATCAGGCGGGGCATGGTGCTTATTCCTCAGCGGCGGGGTTGGGGGCGGCGGCGGGCGCGGGGGCGGCATCCACCTCGGGCAGTGGCTGCCATTGGCCATCGGCCCACGTCCAGCGGCCGCCTGCGGGCGGGGTGCCCACCGGGGTGGTGGACGGCGCAGCGGCGGCGGTGTCAGGGGCGGCGGTCTTGGTCATGGGTTACGTCCAGGCGGCCAGCGTGGTGCTGGTGGTGCGGTGGTTGACGGTGAGGTTGATGACGGCGGCGACCACTGGCGTTTCGCCGTCATCGAGCTGCCAGTCGATGGCGGGCTGCATGCGCACGTCAATGGCGCCCAGGCCTGCCGGGCTGACGGTGGACAGGCGCTGCCACACGGCCTCCAGCAGGGCGTCCACAGCGGCCATGGGGTCAGCGGTGCCGCTGGCGGCGCGGGCCAGGCACTCCACCTGCACCTGCGTCATCCAGTCATACGGCCCGCCCAGGATCTGCGGCGTGTTGGCGCGAGACTGCACCAGGCGCACCACCACGGCCTCTGTGGTGGCCGCAGAGACCGGGCGCGTGGTGTTGACCTTGACGTTGCCGCCGGCCACCGCAGGCGCGGCCACCAGCGCGGCGACGATGGCGGACTGGATGGCGAGGTGGGCGCTCATGGCTATGCGCGCTCCAGCATCAGCAGGCTCAGGCCCGTGCCGTCAGGCTCGTGCGCGGCGATGAGGTAGTTCACGGCGCCCACCACCGCCGTCTGGCCCACGGGGTCAGCCGCCACGTCAGCGGTGCGCAGGCGCAGCGTGGGCTGCGTGCCGGCCATGCCGATGCCCACCGAGCCCAGCGCGAACCCGTTGTCGAACACCGCCTGCACGCTTTGGCCGGCCACCGTCACCGCCTGGCCCAGGGCCTGGAGGGTGACGGTGTTGCAGGTGTCCAGCGCGGTGGCGAAGGTCATGGCGGGCCGGGGCGGGCTTGCGGGGGTTCAGGCGCGGGCTGCAGGGCCAGCTACGGCGTCAGGTGCCCGCTGCCAGGAAGCGGCCCAGCTTGATCTGCACCGTGGGGCTGGGGTTGACGGCGGCGGACACGGCAACGCCCACGCACACCTGGCCGGCGCTGGTCGTGTTGACCACGCTGCCCGCGGCGTTCCAGAACAGGCGGTCGCCCACGCTGATGGCCAGGGCGCTGGTCTTGGCGATTTCGATCACGCCCTCGGTGATGAACTCACCGGGCGTGTTGGCTGCCACGGGGGAAAGCGCCACACCGAACAGGCCGGCGCCGAACATGAAACCAGCCCCGGCCGCCACGGCAGAGGTAGGGGTGAGGGTGAGGACTTCGCCCTCTTTGATGAAGTTGCGCATGGTGCAGATTCCTTGTGATGTGTGGGGGGCGGGGCAGGTTGATGCGGTGCCCCGGTGCCGCTGGTTCAGGGCGGCGCCGGGGCGGTGGATCAGCCGGCGTTGGTGATGGCGCCGCGGAAGTCCACCCCGGCAATGCCGAAGTCCAGGCGCACCTTCCAGCGCGCGCCGTCCACGGTGAAGCCGTTTTCCAGTTCGAGGTACGGGGTGTCGTTGCCGTCCAGGAAGGCCACTTCCAGCACCGGCGCCTCGGCGGGGTCAGCGAACAGGTAGCGGCGCGTGCCCGTCAGGCGGGGCGTGTCCACGATGTCGCGGAACAGGCCGCGCACCTGGTTGGGGCGCTGCAGACGGTTGGCGGTGTCGGGGTCGTACTGCGCGTCATTGATGACGCGGGCGTTGCCGCCCTGGGCGATGGGCACCACCAGCACGGCGGGGCGCAGATCCAGGAAGTCATTGGCGCCCACATCAAGCTGGCTGGCCATGGCCACGCGGTCCGCATCCAGCGCCACAACGCTGATCGCAGCCGTGGTGGTGATGTTGTTGCGCGAGGCATGGAACAGCGTGAGGCCGTCGGTGAGCGTGGGGCCGAGGCCGCCGTTCGAGCGCAGCACGGTGTAGACATCGGCCTCCACCGTGCGGCGCGCGGCGCGGCCCAGGCTGTTGGCCAAGCCGACAAAGGCGCCCAGGTCATCATTCACGATGGCTTGGCGGCTCAGGTTGATGATGTTGCCCTTGGTGATGGCGGTGATGCTGGCCTTCTCACCGTCAGGAATGGCCCGGTATCCGAACTCGCCCAGCTCGTTGACGGTTTCCAGGTTGCCCAGGCTGCCGACGCGGTAACGCGGCTGGGCGCGGAAGTCACTGACGCTGCCCCGGGCGCAGAAGCGGCTCCAGGTGTCGGGCGCCACGGCGTAGGCCGTCTGCAGCGTCTTGTTCATGGTGTTTTCCAGCAGGATCGGGAAGTCGCTGGTGCCTTGCGTGAAGGCAGCGGCCACGATCTGCATCTTGTCCATGCCGTCCGTCTTGATACCTGCCGTCTTCAGGCTGGCGCGGGCCACATCCAGCAGCGTGGAGCCGCGGAACGGGCTGCCGGCCACGGACTTGCGCATGTCCTCCGTGCCCACACCGGCACGCACCATGAGCGAGGCCACGATGCCGGCGCGGCGCTTGTCGGTCTCATCGGTGACGGTGACCACATGCCCGGCCACGGGCGTGGTGTCCTTGCCCAGGTGGGCCAGCAGCTTCAGGCCAGCGGCTTCAGCGGTGATGTTGCTGTCTTCCTCGCAGGCGGTCTGCAGGGCGGGCACGCCGTCACGGTCTGCGTGCTTGGCGAACACGGCGCGAATCTCACCGCGGCGCGCTTTGTCGGCGGCCAGGGTTTGCGCGGCGATGGCGGCGGCGGCTTCAGGGGTGGCGGGGTTCTGCGTGTGGGCAGCAGCCGCCGGGGTGACGGAATTCGTCATGGGAGGGTTCTCCAGGGTGGTTGCGGCGGCTGCCGCGGAAGTGGCCTGCTGCGCCTGGTGGGGCGCGGCGGGCGTGCTGGGGGCGCGTGCGGCCAGCAGGGCGGCCGGCACATCGCGGAAACGGGAAAGGTCTGCCGGGGCGGCCCCCGATGCGGCCAGGGGCAGCGCGGCCACCACCGTGTCCACAAAGCCCATGGCCTGGGCTTCGGCGGCGGTGTACCAATGGTCTTTGCCGTCCGTCAGCAGGGCGAGCATTTCCTCCTGCGGGCGCTTGCTCTTGCTGGCGTAGCTGGTGGCCATGGCGTTGGCCCAGGTGTCCAGCACATCGGCCTGCTCGCGCAGATCGGCGCTGTTGCCGGCCATGTACGTCCACGGCGCGTGAATCATCATGGTCGCGTTATCGGCCATCTCCACCGTGTCACCGGCCAGGGCGATCAGGCTGGCGATGGACAGGGCCATGCCGTCCACCACCGTGGTGGTCTGCGCCTTGTGGCGCTTGATGGCGTTGTGGATGGCGATGCCATCGGGCACGCTGCCACCGATGCTGTTGATGCGGATGGTGATGTGCGCGGCGTCCAGCGCGTTCAGGTCGCGCACGAAGTTGGCGGCGCTGACGCTCTCGGAATACCAGCTTTCGCCGATATCGCCGTAGATGAAGATTTCAGCGGCGCTCTGCACCCCTTGAGCCGCAGCGGCAGAAGCAGCAGCGGAACCAGGGTTGAGACGGCGGATGCTGTACCAGGCGGGGGCTTGCGGGGCTGCACTCATGCTGCGCAGTTTGCGCAGGGTGCAGTCTCATTTCTACCCCAGAAGTGAGACTAAATGCGGGGGCCGTTGCCGGCGCGGTTTCTGGGCCCGTGGCTCAGTGATTGAGCCAGAGCACCAGCTCGGCCTCACGCCTGCGGCGGGGGCGGCGCGGGATGGGCAAGGCGGGCTCTGCCTCACGCGGCAGGGCGGGGAAGATGCCGGGGCGGCGGCGCTGGCGGTCGCTGCGGCTGGTGCCTGCGCGCTGGGGTGGAGCCACGGCCGGGGTTCCCCCCTCCACCACGCCCGTGGCGCTGAAGGTGTCGGCGCCAGACTCGACGGCCGACAGGGTGCCGGTGATGACGCCGGGCCCTGCCCCGCCGGATTGGAGCAGGGTGAGGAACATGGCTTAGGGCAGCAGTGTCTTGAGCTGAGCCAGGGTGGCTTCAGCCTGCGCGATCTGGGTGTCAAGCGACGCCAGTTGTGCAGCGTCACCCAGGTTGGAAGCGGATGTGCGCAGTTGGCTGAAGTAAGCCAGACGCCTGGACACCAGCTCAATCAGCTCTTGAATAGTCATATCACACCACCTGTAGACGCAGCATCACGCTGCTGGTGTTGAGGGCCATGTAGATATAGTCGATCTCGGTTGCGCCGTCGCGGTAGGTCACGTCGAATGCGGTGTCGCCCAGCACGGCCGCGCCCTGGGTGTAGGTCATGGTGCTCCATGGCAGCATGGCGACCTGGGCCAGGTCATATGCGAACCAGCGGCCGGTGGCTTCCTTCTGGATGTAGATGCGGTCTTTGCAGTACGCATACTTCGTGCCCGTGGTGAACGTTTCCGTGGCGGGCGCGTAGGTCTGAGCGATCCAGGTGTTGGCGGCGATGTCGTAGACGTCAAGCGCTGCGGTGCCGTTGCCGCGGAAGCTGTAGATGAAGCGGCCGTTGCGGATGGCGGACTCGTTGCTCCAGTCTGCGGCGCTGACACCATGAATCCAGCTTGCCCCGGCGCCCAGGCCCGGGGCGCCTGCGCGGGCGACACCAGGGGCCAGGGTGGTCCAGGTGTTGCCTGCGATGCTGTAGCGGTACAGCGTGACGGCGTTGTTGCCCAGGTAGTACAGAAAATCGTCGTTGCCTTCCAGGCTGTACTGGCTGGTGGCATCGGGCGTGACCGTCCAGGTGGGCACAGTCAACGTGGTTCCGTTGTTGCTGGTCACGGTGCGGATCTGGCCCGCGCCCGTGCCTGCGCTGATGCGCACCTGGTAGTTGGCCCACTGGTTCACGGCCCACGTCTTGGCGCTGTTCACCAGCGTGGTGGTGGTGGCAGAGGTGGCGGTGCCGGTGGCGAAGCTCTTGAACCCGGTGTCGACCCAGGCTGGGGTGCTGCACATCTTGCCGTCAGTGCCCAGGGTGGCAGGCAAGCCGGTGATGGCCAGTGTGGTCCAGGTGTTGGTGGCGAAGTCGTATTTGCGGAAGCTGCCGGCGGCCAGCGTGCCCGCGCCGACCACGTAGAACACGGGCGCTTTGATGCGGTACTGGCTGGTGGCATCGAAGGCCACGGCCTCGGGGGCGCCCTCGAAGGTGAAGGTGGCGTTGGCGCCGATCGTGTTGCTGGCGATGGTCTTGAGACGGCCCGCGTTGGTGCCGCCCACGAAGTAGACGCTGTAGCCGCGCAGGTCTCGCGCCAGGGTCTGGTTGGTGGTGATGCCGGTGGTGGTGCCGGCCGTGGCCGTGAGGCTGGATGCACCCACCGTGGTGCCGGTGCTGAAGCTGCCGGCCACGCCGCTGGCGCCCGCGCCGAAGGTACCGGCCAGCGCGGGGGATGGCACTCGAATGAAGCCGTCTTCGCGCGGGTCGTACAAGAAAGCGTCGACGTTGCTCTGCACCAAGAGCTGCTGCTGCCGATAGTGCCGGCTGCTGACGATGAACTGCGCTGCAGCCGTGGCACTGGGCAGTGGATTGCAGAACTCCCACCGCTTCAGGTCGAGGATTTTGCGGTTTCCGTTGGTCGTCGGCATGTCAGCTCACCGTGATGTTGCGGCGCAGGCTGTCTGCACCAAGTCGCATCAGCGACGGGATTTGCTCGGTGGCCGACAAGCCGCCGATCTGGGTTTGGTTGGTGAGGGTCACCACTTGTGTGACAGTCGCCAGCGTCTGCGCGGCAGCGATAGACGCCGTGAGGGCGCCCAGCTCGACGTTCACGCGCAAACGCCCTGCGGTGTCGGGCATCGCTTGGCCCATCGTGCGTGTGAGCGCCTGGATGGCCATGCGCATGGCCTCCAGCGCCTCGATGGCTTCGCCGTAGAGCGCAGTGGGCAGGGGTGCTTGTTCAGTGGCGGGCGTGGGCTCGCCGTCCTGCAGATGCTCGATCAGCGCCTTCTGGTGGTGGGCGCCGCCAGCATCCAGGTCGGTGGCGACGTTCGCGCCTGAGCCGGGGGTGTAGCCAAGTTGTGAAGCGGACATGGTTCAGATCTTCAGGCGTGCGAGATGGTGGCGGCGGTGATAGTGACCGCCTGGTTGATCGACAGCGTGGTGGCGTTGACGATCAGGTCTGCGGCGCTGGTGCCTACGGTGAGGCCGGTGATGATGTCCACATCCGCACTGGTGGTGACCGTGGCTTTGGCGGCGTCTCCGGCCGCGGATGCCGTGGTGTTCAGGACGCCGGGCGCGGCGCCGTTGGCGTCCGCAAACGTGAGCACCGTGCCAGAGACGGTGCCGGCCACGCTGGCCAGGGGGAAGGTGGCCAGCAGGACATCGGCGGCGGTGAACAGCTTGAGCTTGCCGTTGGGGCCGATGTCATCCACCACCGCCTGCATGCGGGCGGTCTTGGTGGCGATGCGGTAGATGACGGCCATGGTGGTGGGGGGCAGGTGCTGATGCGGGGCTCAAGCGCCCGGCTGCTGGCCGCGCAGGGCGTGCATGCGGGCTTGGTGCTCGCGCTCTTCGCGGGCGTCTGCGCGGCGGCGGAAAAACAGGTTGACGAGGAAGCCGGCCACGCCGAGGACGATGCCGGCCACCACGGCGCCTTCACTGCTGACGAGCCAGCCACCGAGCGTGAGGGTCGCGGACTCAGCCGGCTCGCTGCTGATGATCGCGCCAATGCCACCGCCGAGCGTGACGGTGGCGCCGGTGTAGGTGGTCTTGCTGGCCAGGCTTGCAATGGTGGCGTCCAGGGTCTGCTGGGCGACGTGGTGCTTCAAGTCCATGGGCGGCCTCAGCGCTCGTAGGTGGTGACGGTGCGGGTGATTTCGTCGTTCGCGTCACGCTCGACGGTTTGCACGCTGCGCTTGGGGTGGTTGTCCACCACGGTGATGGGGGCGGGTTCGACGTTGACGGTGACTTGCGGGGCCTCGGCGCGCACGGCGGGCATGATGGCTTCCACCGTGACTTGCGGGGCGGGGATGACGACGGGCATGGCCTGGATGTCCTCTCGAATCTTGCTGAGGGTGGCGCGGTGCAGGCCGGCCACCTCTTGCGCCATCTGCGCCACCTGCGCGGTGTCAATGCCGAGATGCACGTTGACGGGCGCGGCGGCCGGGGCGGGCGCGGCCTGGTGCTGCGTGAGGCGGGCGCTGGCCTCAGCGGCGCGGGTGGCGGCTTGGGTGGCGGTGTCGGTGATCTGGGCAGCGTCAGGGCTGGCGCCGCCGGCTTCGCTGTTGCGGCCGTCACTGGTGAACACCAGGTCACGCGCGGCGGTTTCGGCGCGGAAGGTGGTGATCTGCTCGAGCACATCCCGCGGGTTGACGCCACGCTTGCGCATGACTTCCACCTCGCTGGCGAAGCCTGCGCGCACCAGGGCGAGGTAGGCGGCGGCTTCCTTGGCGGGGTCAATCCAGGGCATGGATTGGGCCAGGAACAGGGCGTCGTCCTCGGTGCCGGGCTGCACGTCACGCGGCACGGGCACGGCGCGGCTGAGGGTGGCCGCAGCCACGAAGCTGGCCCACACGGGCTGGATGAACTGGCCGACAAACTCGTCCGTGAGGGTGGCGTAGTTCACCCACTGTTCC